TGAACCAGAAGCATTGTATACCGTGCCTGCTATGGGTTCTGCTGAGACAGTAGTTGTTAATGCAAATGAAGGTAAGAGTTATGGTGGTGCAACAAAACTACCAGTAGCTAACATTAATAAAAACAATCAAGCAATTAATGAATCACCTACATTCTTTAATCAACCAAAGCCAGTGCATAGTTATCTTGCCGGAGTATTGAATCAACAGGGTTTGATTAGAGATACCATTAGAGGAACAATTGGTACATCAGCACAGCGTGAAACACCGAGCAGAGTTGGTTGGGGAGTAAGTAGTCCCGGTCGTCCTATATATGAAGGTGGATTTACAGATGAAACTATAGCAGATGCGGCAGATAACGGCAGTCAACAAACCGGATTAAAAGTAGTAGCACGTAGAGCAGGTCATTCTATTGTAATGGATGACGGTGACTTAATTGGGCGTGACCAATTAATAAGACTGCGTACTAGTTTAGGACATCAAATATTAATGAGTGATGATGGACAATGTTTACACATCATTCATGCTAACGGACAAAGTTGGGTAGAGTTAGGTAAAGAAGGTACTATTGATATGTACGCTACTAACTCAGTTAATATCAGAACACAAGGTGATTTGAATCTACATGCCGATAATAATATCAATATGCATGCCAAGAAAGATTTAAACATCTATGCTGAAAATATTACAACTAATAGTGATAAGAAAACTAATTTTAAAATTGGAACTGACTATGCAACAAGCGTTAACGGTAAGACAACATTAAAGTCTACCGGCGCAATGAGTTTTAAATCATCAGGTGAGGCAAGTTTTGCAAGTAGTAATAATACATTTATTAATGGTAAGAAAATAAACTTGAACACAGGTGAAGCATCAACTACACCTGAAGATGTTAAACCATTATCAACAAATGCACATACTGATACATTGTATGATTCACAAAAGGGCTGGGCGGCAGCACCAGGAGCATTATTAAGTATTACTAGCAGAGCACCAGCACACGCACCATGGTCAGCCGCAAATCAAGGGGTTGATGTAAAAATCAATAATGATGCTGATGCAAATTTCCCAAGTAATCCGTCTCCGGCAGTTCAAGCGGCAAACAATACAACAACTACACCGGCTGCACCAGTCAGTGCTAGTGTAGCCTCAACAGTCCCTGTTACAGGAGCAGTCAGTAATGCATTAGATAAGAATGCTACAACTGCTATGGTAGGACAAGTTGCAACTATTGCACAATCTACACCTGCTGTTGCAGCCGCAATTAAGAATGGTGCAGGAGTAGTATCTACAAATGTTAATGGTGCAATACAGAATGTAGCGGCAATTGGTAAAATGGCTCAGTCACCACAAGCACTTCAGGACGCGGGAGTACTTAAACAAGGTGCAGCCAAACTTGTTGATAATTTAGTTCAAGGTGGCAAAACTGTACAGCAAGCATTAACTCCTAACTTGTTTGCAGGTAAACCGGGAGCAGAAAACTTAACAAACTATTTGAATAATCCAACTGCTCAAGTAGCCACTCAAGTTGCTAACTTTCAAACAGCACAAACACAAATGACACAAGCAGGGGTAATTACTGGTAAAGAATCTGCTGGGCAGATGGCCGGTATAGTAACCGCAGCCGCATTATCAGGTCCGGCCGCCGCAGTTAATGCAATTAAATCAGCCGCCGGCACATTAGGTCAATCAATTACAGGACCAATTGCTAACTTAGGTGGCGCCGCAAACAAACTACTAGGTAATGCAGCCAGTCAATTAGGAGCAGGTAACTTTGCAGGTAACTTAGCAAGTACTGTTACAGGTGGATTAAGTTCTATAGCAGGATCATTAAATGGATTGGCAAAGAATTTAACAGGTGGTGCAGAGAGTTTATTGAATTCTGCTAAAGGTATTGCAGGATCTGCATTTGCCGCAATTAAAAATTCTTTCCCTACATTGACAGCAGGTGTGCCACAGAATCTTAAACAAATTGCTGACAAAGCTACAGCAGCCGCACAAAATTCCGGAACAGAATTACAAGCAAGTGCGGAACAATCTGCTAATGCCTTCAACATTTCGGGTGCAAATGCGGCTTCCATTGCTTCAGGTGTTGCATCTTCAGCAGTCAGTGGCGCCGCATCTAGTGTTAATAATTTAATAAGTGGATCAGGTACAGCAGTTACAACAGCCGCAGGCCTAGTAACAGCGGGATTAACTAATGGTTCAAATTCATTATTACCTGCGTCAGTATCTACTGGATTAGGAGCACTACCGGGAGCACAAAAAGCAGTTGCTTCTGTCGTTAATAATGCAAAGGGTGCAGTGAATGTGATACCCGGAACTTCCGGGATATCAGCGGCTTTAGGACAAGTTACAGCGGCTTTAGGATCAGGCTCCGCATTAGGAAATATAGCTTCCGGGCTATTATCTAAATTAAAAAATCCGGGTGAATCTCTACAAGCGTTGGCCTCTGCCGGATTGCCCGCTGGTGCCGCGGCACAATTGAATTCTTCTATCAGCTCATTGAATTCAGGTGGTGCTTTACCAATCAAACTCCCTGTAATTAGCACTAATACAGTAGACAGAACAGCAATTACAGCACAAATTGGATCAGTATTTGGAGACAGTAAGATCCCAGTACCAAACTATAGTGGTAATCCCGCATCAACTGGGGAAACAGAATCTACATCTTTGGTAGAACAGCTTAACCAAAGGCGAGAAAAACTTAAAGAATTTGATGCTAGATTTGATGTAATAATAGCAGAAGGTAAAACAGTTAGAGACCAATATCAATTGGCCATAGACGCATATGTTGATGTAAAAAATAATCTACCTGCAGGTGACCCGGGAATTGAAGAAGCAAAAACAAAAGCTGTGGCATTAGGAAAAGATTTAAACGCTATCAAATTACGAGGTCTTGCTGTTTTAGATGAAAAGTACAAATTTATTAGCTCGTCATCAGCATAAATATCAGATAGGATAAGATATGTCAACATATATAGGTTTTTCAACAATCAATGCTAACAGACCCAGAACTACTAATGCCCCTGCTGGTAGTTCTGGAGGTACAGGTAGCATGGTATATCCTATTATCCCGGGTAAAAAATTCAGAATGGTCGATGCACCATTGGTATTAAGAGACTTTATCAACGCACTTAACATCAACAAAGGTGAAAAAGTAGGTCAACCCGGTTACGGAACTGATATTTGGAGTTATATATTTGAGCCTAACGATGCTGATACTCAGTTTAGAATTCAAACTGAAATACAACGTGTTGCTAGTTCAGATCCTAGAATAATATTAAACTCTGTCAAATCGTTTGTACAACAAAACGGAATACTTTTGGAAGTAGAAGTCGCCATCGCCCCGTTTAACGATGCCTCTATCGTCAACGTATTCTTTAACAATCTTACCAATCAAGCTACTCTCAACCCTTAAAAACCGTTGTTTTCAGTTAAGATAAATACTTAAAAGAGAACAACTATGGCCACAAGTTCAAGACAATCAGCATTATTCGGCGTTAACGATTGGCAAGCAATCTACCAAACGTTCCGTGAAGCCGACTTCAGAAGTTATGATTATGAGACCCTACGTAAGAGTTTCATCGATTATTTACGTGCATACTATCCTGAAACATTTAACGACTATATTGATAGTTCAGAATTTATTGCCCTCATGGACGTTATGGCGTTTATGGGACAGGGTTTGGCATTTCGTAATGACTTAAACACCCGTGAAAATTTCATTGATACTGCGGAACGCCGTGATAGTGTTATCAAACTAGCTAACTTAGTAAGCTATAATCCAAAACGTAATAATGCAGGACAAGGTAATATTAAAGTTACAAGCGTTCGCACTACTGAAAACATAACTGATATGAATGGTTTCAACTTAAGTAATCAAATTATTCTTTGGAATGACCCTGCGAATGTCAATTGGTTAGAACAGTTTAATACAGTTATTAATTCTACTTTAATTAATAGTCAAAGAGTAGGTCGTCCTGGAAATAGTGCTACCCTACTAGGAGTTAAGACTGACGAATATAGTATCAACATTCCACCTAACAGTCTACCTATTGCCCCATTTACATCAGTAGTTGATACTATCAGTATGAATTTTGAATTAGTTTCAGTAACTAGTTTGGGTGAAGATTACATGTATGAGATTCCACCTGCACCAAGCGGACGTTTCAATATGATGTATCGTAATGACAAACTAGGTTACGGTAGCCCAAATACAGGATTCTTCTTTTACTTTAAACAAGGTGGATTGCAAGCATACGATTTCAATTTAGCACAACAAATTTCAAACCAAGTTGTAGATATTGATATTCAAGGTATCAATAATACAGACACATGGTTATATCAATTAAACACTGACAACGGTGGTAGAACACTTTGGAATCAAGTAGAAAGTGTATACGCCAACGCACAACTCCAAACTGAATCAAGTAACAAGAAAATTTTCTCAGTTGTCTCACGTTTCAATGACCAAGTCAGTTACACTTTTGGTGATGGAGTATTTTCTGAAGCACCAGTTGGAACTTTCAGAGCATATGTTCGTGCAGGTAATGCATTGACATATACCATTGATCCTTCTGAAATGCAAGGTATTCAAGTAACGTTTCAGTACATTAGTCGAGCAGGCCGAACAGAGGCACTTACTATAGGACTAGAACTTCAATCAACAATATCAACAGCACAGGCTAGAGAATCACTAGCTGACATTAAACTACGTGCTCCTGCAAGATATTATACACAAAACAGAATGGTTAATGGCGAAGATTACAACAACTTCCCATACACATTATACAACTCAATTATTAAAAGCAAGGCTATTAATCGCAGTTCTGTTGGCGTATCTAAAAACTTAGACTTACTTGACCCTACCGGAAAATACTCCAGCACTAGCTCATTTGCAAATGATGGTGGCATGTATCAAAATAGCGAAGATGGATTTTTGTTATTAACTATCACTAACACAGGTGATATCATCCAGTTCTTAACTGATACACTAGCCTCGGCATTGTCAAGTACTAGAGCAAAACAATATTACTTACAAAATTATACACGATATCCCATAGACGTTGCATCTGGTGACGGCACGGTATATTGGAATACTAGCACCGTTAATGCTAATAGCATTACTGGGTACTTTTATAATATATCTGGATCAACAAATATATCAATAGCTATTGGTACATATTCAACACAGAACGTAAAATATATTACAAAAGGGGCAATGATAAAAGTTACTGCACCTAGTGGTTTT